TTTTAGACATTATCTCTCAATATATTGCAAAAGGGTATTCTCAACAAGAAGCAGAGTCTTTAGCTAATAACTTAGTTGGGTAGGCATAAATGTCATATAGATCAACAATCTTATCAGACTATCCAATCGGATATTATCCTTTAGATGACTTAACCACAGTTGATATTGCAAACTATACATCTCTTGAAAGCTCATATGCCACATATCAAGCAATTTTAGATGACCCGCTACTTGCATCCTATGCAAACATATACGGAGATGTTGCATACGATCATTCTGGATGTGAGAATGATAGTGTTTATGCGGTGGATCCAGAAACAAATATTCTTCCTATAGTTGTAGGAAATTCAAGAGCAACTAAAATAACTAATGGAAACTCAATACAGTATTCCTTTACAAAAGATTATACTGCTACTACAACTACCAGCCAATTTGGAACATTAACTTCATCAGATAATGACTTCACATTAGAGGCATGGATTTATCCAAAATTTACAACAACCAATGAGACCCCTATTTTGGCGGATACAACAGAAGATGTAGGTCTATTCTATGATAAGGGAAACATAACATTTAAAGTAGACACACAAGTTTTATCACACACACTTTTAAATGTTGACAAGGTTCATTATATTGTTGCAACATACAGCCCAACATTAATGTCTATTTATGTAGATGCACAACTAGTATCAACAAGAGTTTTAAGCGGTTTTGTATTTAGTAATACTTCACTAGCCCTTCAAACTGGTCCAACATTAAATGCAAATGATTACTTTTTAATAAACAGCGTAGGTGTATATAGGTATGCTTTATCTTTCTCTCAAATTCAAAACCACTATTTAGAAGCATCTCAGATTTCTCCTATTCAAATTGTAGATCCAGATAGCGGAGAGCTCTTTGACCTATACGATGAAAATATTTCTACTCAGTTTATTTACTCCTATCCTGGAAATAAAAGCTGGGAATATTTTATTACAGATGACTTGTACTACAGCGATTCAGAGCAGTCTTTGGCAATTAAAAAATCAACGGGATCAAAAACTGTTATTCTAACAGATTACATATCTTTGCCATATGCTTCAGTTCTAGATTCTTCAAAAATAGAATGGAACGGAACAGATGGAATTACAGTAGAAGTTTCAGTAGATGGCACAACATACGTTGCTTGCCAAAATGGACAGAATATTCCACAATTTACTATTGCAAGCTTTAATGGCAACAAGCAAATTTATTTAAAGATAACTATGTCAACAACAGACAGCAGTAAGTATTTGCCTAAACTATCTACCCTTCAAATAAAATTTTATAATAATCAAATTGCCTATGCCTCAAATAGCTCAAGCTATATTTCTACATTAGAAGGAGTAGCAGGAGTCTCAGTATATGATATTACAATTGGAAATAACAGATACCCAATTTTATCAAGAAATGCTAAAAATGGAATAAGAACTATTGCGAGTTCTGGTTTTTATATTAAGACTACATCCTCAATTAATACCCTAGAGTTTTTCTATACCCCATATGCCTTAACAGCCAGCGGCCTAGTATCAACAGCATCTAGCGGATCATATGCTGCTTCAAATTATTCATGGTCAGGAGGCGGAACTATAAGTAAAACTAACATAGCTGCTATTTATATAAATGGGGTAAACAAGACCTCACAAACAGATGTCTCAAATGTATTTAAACTAGGTGAACTACACCATGTTGTAATTGTTTTTACAGCCGCAGTAAGCGGAAATATAAAATTCTCACATTCTTCCTCTGGGGCAGTTCCTGCATTATTCCAGAGCTTTGGTATATATCCAGCAGCATTTACCTCAACAAATGCTTCCACACACTATAGTCTATATCTATATAATAACGTTTCTACGGTAGCCGACGATGATTCTCCTTCCATGACCGTGACAGAAAACTCTGTAGACTACTATGATAATGACTGGCTTGTAATCCAAAACATATAATTTTGTCACATACCCTGACAAAAAGCTGGACTTTGATACCAAAGAATGGTAAAATAAAATACTATGGATATTAAAAAGGTCAAGCAGACAGTAATTGAAGAAACCACGCTTGGAATTTATGTTTGGGAAATGCCAGACGGAAGATGGATTGGCGATGATGAGGGTAATTTCTTATCAATAGCATCCCATAAAGGCAATAAGGCAAACATGGCGGCATTAGCAGCAGAGGTATCCTCATTTGGAATTGATGTTGGGCAACCTAAATTTTTATCCAATAGACGCAAAATTGATGACGAACAGTTTGAATATCAGAAGGCAAGACTTGATCAAGGATTGATTCCTGACCCATTTGATATTGGAAATTACAAAGATGAGCTAGCGGCTTATAATAAAAAGAATCCAGCAATAGGTGGACCAGGGAGATAATTATGGAGTTTATTCAAGATAACGATATGGAGTCAACAGATAGAATTCAAATTTCTTCTGCCTCTGATTTATTTCAATTAAAAAAGGAAAAAGATTATTCCGATCCTTTTATGATTGAAGAAGATGAGTTAAGAAAAGTATCTGGGCTAAGTTCTACTTTCCGCCGTAAGATGGGAAGAGAGCTCTCTAAAGCTTTTGCAGGCAGAGAAGGAACTGGAACACAGCAGAATCTATTGCAGCAGGCGGTTACTGGCTATGCAATGTTTGACCTTGTTGAGCCACCATATAACCAAGAATACCTTTCAAGAATTTATGAAATTTCAACTTATAACTATGCAGCAATTAATGCTAAGGTGGCAAACATTGTTGGACTAGGTTATGATTTTTCTGAGACAAGAAAAACTAACGACGCATTTGATTCTATTACAGACGACAAGCAATTAGAAAGAGCACGTAGAAAGCTTAATAAATTAAAGCAAGATCTACAACTATGGCTTGACTCAACAAATGATGAGGACACATTTACACAAACACTGATTAAGGTATACACAGACTTAGAAGCAACTGGCAACGGTTACATTGAAATCAGTAGAACAACTTCAGGCAATATAGGATACATTGGACATATCCCTGCAAAGACAATGAGAGTACGTAGATTAAGAGACGGCTTTATTCAGTTGCTTTACGGCAAGGCTGTTTACTTTAGAAACTTCGGAGACGTAGATACCGAGAGCCCAATCGCAGGCGGAGAAGATCGACCAAACGAAGTTATTCATTTAAAGAAATATACCCCTACAAATAATTATTATGGAATCCCAGATATTATTGCAGCACAAAATGCATTAGCTGGAAATGAATTTGCAGGTAAATATAACCTGGACTACTTTGAAAATAAGGCGGTTCCAAGATATATTATTACTGTAAAAGGAGCAAAGCTTTCTCCAGAATCAGAAAGAAAATTGCTTGAATTTTTCCAGGTTGGCCTAAGAGGAAAGAATCACAGATCCCTATATATCCCTCTTCCAGCAGATAGCCCAGACTCAAAGGTTGAATTTAAGATGGAGCCAATTGAGGCTGGAACACAAGAATCTTCATTTAATCTTTATCGCAAGGCAAATAGAGATGAAATTCTTTTAGCTCACCGTGTACCAATTAATAAAATTGGAACCCCAGAAGGTGTAAATTTAGCGGTGGCAAGAGATGCTGATAAGACATTTAAAGAGCAGGTTTGTCGTCCAGCACAAATGACATTAGAAAAGAAATTAAATAAAATTATTGAAGAAAAGACAGATGCTCTTTCTCTTAAATTCAATGAATTAACTCTTACAGATGAGGATACTCAATCTAAGATTGATGAGAGATATTTAAGAATGCAAGTAATTACTCCCAATGAAGTTCGTATCAGAAAGGGCATGATTCCCTTAGATGGCGGAGACGATATGGTTGAATTAAAGCCACAGCAACAAGCCGAAATTAGAGCCCAAGCAAATAATACCCGTGTTAGAGATCAACAGAGACAGGGTAATTCACCAGATATTTCGGGTGAAGGAAGAAATGCTCAGGGCGACGGCAGACAGGTTGAATAAGTTTACTCAACCACTATTTGCCTTTTTATCTACAAATAGATAAAATTAAGCATATGAACATTGAAAAATCTAACTGGTCTTCAAATGGAAATAACCTCCATCTTGCAGTTCCGTTCACAAAAGTAAATCGTGAGAAGAGAACTGTTTCAGGATTTGCAACACTAGATAACATTGATCAAACTGGAGATGTTGTTACATCAGAAGCTAGCCTGAAGGCATTTGAAAGATTCCGTGGTAATCTCCGTGAGATGCATCAGCCAGTCGCAGTAGGTAAAGTTGTTTCTTTTAAACCAGAAACTTTCTATGACCCAATGTCAAAGTCTTTTTATAACGGTGTATATGTTACATCATATATTTCAAAAGGCGCACAAGATACATGGGAAAAGGTTTTAGATGGCACCCTAACAGGATTTTCAATCGGCGGAAAGATTTTAGAGTCAGACAATGAAGTTAATAAATCAAATGGTGAGACAGTACGTTTCATTAAAGACTATGAACTAGTTGAGCTTTCAATTGTAGATTCACCAGCAAACGAACTATGCAACATTTTGTCAATTGAAAAGATGAATGGGCAAATGATATTTAAAGGTATGGCGGCAGATGTAATTACAGAAAATATTTTCTATTGCGAAGAAAGTAACTCTGTTTTTGTATCAACAGACAAGACATTAGATTCACCAATTTCTGGTAAGCCAGCAACTTTAATTGGTTGGGTAGAATCATCAGATGTTAACAAGTCAAAAGAGATAGATAGAATTCTTGATTTATATAAGTCAAGATCCACGTTGCCTGAAACACAAACAATTGCAAAACAGGCAAACGCAGAAGGAGGTAATGAAGTGTCAGAAAATACAGAAAATACTACAGTTGAAGAGACTGTTGTTGAAGAAGCACCTGTTGTTGAAGAAACACCAGCTGCTGAAGAAGCTCCTGCAGAAGATGCAGTAGCAGACGCTTCTGCTGAAACTCTGGAAAAAGCAGCCGACGTATCAGAAGTTGAGGTTGATGAACCTGATTTTGCAAAGATGTTGGGCGATCTTAAAGGCTTTTTCTCAGAAACTCTAAGCAAGGCTACAGATGCAAATGCAGCACAGGTTAAGACTGTTGCAGAAACAGTTGAAACTTTCAGCAAGAGCATTGATGGCCGAATCACAGAGCTAGCAGAACAACACGCAGTCCTTTCAAAGGCTGTTGAAGATATCAGAAACACGATTGATGGCGTACAAAAGCGTGTCGATGCAGTAGAAGGTGAGACTGCAATTAAGAAGTCCTCAGACCTTGGCGGGTCTCAGGAAGTAAGTACAATAAAGAAATCAAAATGGAACGGTTCTTTCCTCGGTTCCGTAAACGAATTAATTAGATAAACAAAGGTAGGTGAAAATATATGAGCAATGAATTATTAGAAAAAGCAGTAGCTTCTAACACACACGTTACAGGCAACATGACAGGTTCTGCAGTAGCTACTACTGGAGTACACATTGGCTCTGAGGGTGAAGGTGGACTCCTTAACCCAGAGCAATCAGCTCGCTTCCTTGACTATATGTTCGACGCAACCGTAATTGGTAAAGTCGCCCGTACAGTAAGAATGAGAGCAGATACAACAGAGATTGATCGTATGTCAGTAGGAGAAAAGCTTATGGTTCTAGCAACCGAAGCTGATACAACTGGTGGCAACTCAGCAGTCTCATTCTCAAAGATTTCTTTGACAACAAAGAAGCTTCGTTTAGATTGGGAACTTTCAACAGAGTCTCTAGAAGACAACATTGAAGGTCCAGATCTAGAAGATCATATTGCCAGAATGATGGCAACACAGGCAGGAAACGACATCGAAGATGTTCTCCTAAATGGAAATACAGCACTAACAGACGATAACCTATACAAGGCATTTAATGGCGTTGTAAAGAAGGCTAAGACATACGGACGTGTTGTTGACAATGGTGGAGCAGCAATTACTCGTGCATCATTTAACTCTGCGTTAAAGTCTCTGCCACGTAAGTACAAGCAGCGTCGTGCTGATCTTCGCTTCCTAGTCGGATCAAACTTGATCCAAGACTTCCTATATGCAAACAGCATTGGTACTAACCAGACAATTCCACAGGATATTGCTTCAAGCATCATCCGTGGTGATGTACAGCCAGTCTCAGGACCAGCAGGTTACGTAGCACCTTATGCATTCGGTATTCCAATTGTTGAAGTTCCACTTCTTAACGAAGCACAGGACGGCGACTATTCAGGAGAGACAGGAAACCACGGAGACATCCACTTAACATTCCCTAACAACATTGTTGTTGGAATTAAGCGTGATGTAACTCTTTCCCGTTTCTTCTGGCCACGTAAGGACTCAATTGAGTACACAATGTATACTCGTGTTGGCGTCCAGATCGAACAAGCTGATGCTTGGGTCGTAGTGAAGAACGTAAAAGTAGCTTCATAATTTAGGATTAAATCCGCAAGAGAGGCCCCCAATTAATTTTGGGGGCTTCTCATTTTAATTTACTAATGCTATAATTAATTGACCTAGAAAAAGGAGAATATAAGATGTCATTTGACACCCTAAAGGTAGCAGAACTAAAAAAAATTGCAGAGGACTTTGCAGTTGAAACAATTGGTTTAAAAAACAAAAACGATGTAATTGCAGCCCTTTCAGAAGAAGGCGTAACATGGGCGGTATACGAACAGACAATTAAGAAGATTGAAGAAGAGGCGGAAGAAACAGAAGTCGTTCCTAGATTTGATAAGAATCAAAAGCTTACAGAAGATATGGTACTTGTTAGAATGACTAGACCAAATTTTCGTTATGATATTATGGGACACACATTCACCAAAGAGCACCCATTTGTAGCAATGTCATCAGACAAAGCACAAGCGATCTTTGATAAAGAGGAGGGTTTTAGACCAGCTACACCAAAGGAAGCACAAGACTTCTATAGCTAATCTAAAACGTAAACAATGGCAGAGATTTATATTGATCAAACTTCACCAATTAAGACAAAAATCTTTTATGATGGAGAAATTATTGATGCAGATGGAAGCGTAGTAGCAACTGTATATGATATTACAGCGGATATAAAGATTAGCCCCGCCGTTCCTACAACAACAGTTCAAACAACAATAACTGCAACAAAGCTAGACTCAGATGCTGGAACATATCAAATTGTTTTGCCAGTGTCATTCTGTCGTAGAAACAGAAAGTTTAAGATTGTTTGGTCATATACAGTTTCTGGAACTGCTGGATCTCATACAACATATACAGAGGTTGTTACTCCATATGCAAACCTATCCGAGGTTATTGAAGATTTAAACATAGGCTCAGATGTCAGCGATCCAAATTATAAAACATACCATGAGTTACAAATGGCAGAGAAATACGCCAGAAAACTTATTGAAGAATATTGCAACCAATCTTTTTATCTTTATGATGATGAGGAAATTGGATATGGAATTGGTTCAGACATATTGCCTCTTCCATATAGAATCTATGAGATCCATAAATTATA